CTACTTTGTGAGGAAAGATCCCTCTCCACCCTTAACTCGGCTAGTTAAAGCCTCGACAGGGAAAAGCCCAAGATTAAATCCAAGGGCCGAGATCGTACCACCGCTTAACCAAGCTGTTCACGACGCGGAAGGATGTTCGGCCATGCATTGAGACGGAGTTACGTCCCAATGCCGTCCTATCACCCTTACGTCGCATCATGACCGCTTGGAGCTTGGCACGGCGTTCCTCGAGACCATTTATATGGCCCCGATGTACGGCGTCAACTAGTCTCTTCCTCTCCCAATTTTCATCAGGAGAGGTTGATTCTAGTTTCCAAAGTGAGGCTAATAAATAGCCCACTGTCTCATCTTGATAGGTTTTTCCTATCTCCACCACGTTGGGAACGGAGAAAGGAGCGGGCTGGTAGCCTACTCCGATACCTTTCCTAACGCGGCTGGGGGTGGCTTCATCAAAGTTCGAGATGAAACCACCATCTCCTAAAGTCTCATCAATCCTGAAGCGTAAAGCAACAGGAACAGACGAAACAAGGAGCTCAAACACCTTCCTAAACCGGACGTCACAGCCGAAAGTAAAATTCCGTCTGTGGGCTAGTCTTCGGATGGCGTTTGCCAGGCGGTAAATCGCTGGAACAGAATCGACTCTACTCTTAAGGTAGATCGGTTTGACGTCAATACCCGAGAAGAAATGGGCACCACAGCTCTCCCTAAATGGCGAGTCAACATGACTCTTTTTACCATTTATTCGAAAGCCGTAGAAAACCATCATCTCGGAGAACAGTTCGTAACACGCAGAGGGGATAATAACATCATCCCCATAAGCGCTCACTTTAGAAGAACTAAGTGAGAGATAGTCCGCGCAGCAAGATGCAACTGCGTAGAATATCAGGGATTCCAATTGGAAGGTGAAACCGTTCCCCATACTGGAGAACTTCTCCCACAATACTGGTTTCCCGTTACGAATGCCGTAATGAGATCGACAGGCGTCCATCAACAACCACCATCTCCGAGGCAAAAGGACCTCGACGACAGAGGAAGAAATGGAATCACTAGCGGAGCTTAGGTCAATAGTGGCCAGATTACGGGAGAAACTCCCTTCCTGAGCCAGTTCTTGGTTACGGCTCTGCCAGCGTAAGTCGACCCCATACCTTCGGAGACGTCTTCCAACCATCTCGCCGACGGATTTCTGGAAAAACATATTTATCCCAGGTTCCACGGCGATAACTCGGTTGGTTGTCGCATCCTTAGGTACGGTGATAATCTTATTCCCCACTTGGAAGGAGGGAAAACCCGCCTCCACAAGTTGAGAGGCCCAGAGCGGATATGCATGCTCGAAGGCCTCCCAGGGAACAAGACTGTACAGATCACGCGTTATTCCGACTTCAAGTCGGAATTTCTTGACTGAACTGGCTTCTCTACGCCTGATAAGAGTAGAGGCGCCAGGACCCCAGTCAGGTCTTGCAAAGAACTCGTCAGCCTCAAAGTCGCCAAGCAACTTGTCAATTTTACGAATGACTGCGTTATGCAGCCAAACGACGCGACCCTTGAATAAGGGGTCGCGAGACAAGTCACG